CCGGAGCCGCAGCCGCAGCCAGGACAAGAGCCTCGCCCGCGTCCAGATCCAAGGCCAGAGCCTGCACCAACGCCGGAGCCACAACCAGCTCCGCCTCCGCACTGATCCGGTCACCCACCGGAAAAGAACCCCGTGATATGGGGCGGTCCCGTCACGGGGTTTCTTTTTGTCCTTTTTTCTGGGCATGGAAAGACCCCCTACTCCTCGTTGCTAGCGGCGGGCAAGCACCGCAACGGTTTCAGGGGTCTTTCCTCCCCGCCGTGGCATACGGGGATCTAGAGGGTTAGGTTAGAGCAGCCAACACATAGAATGCTAGGCCAGCCCAACCCAGAGCGTGTCCGTAGGAGTGATCCCAGTTTGGTCGCCATGACCAAGATGCCATTGCCGCCAGCACCAGCAGTACGAGTGATACAACGAGAACGATTTGATGTAGAGCCATCAGGCCTCCAACCAGACTACGCTGAATGGACCTAGCCGCTGGAATTCCTCACGGCTAAGTGATTCCCATACTCCACGGTAGCCAGGTGCAGAATTGGCTAACCATAGATTGTTGCCATCCTGTCCCCGTATGGCAACCCAATGATACCAATTACCTCCCGACATCATGCCCGTTGTTTCGCCAGCTATGGCCCAGACTGTTTCGAACGTCAACCATCCCTGGCTAGACACCTGGTCGTATTCTGCCAGTACCCGCCTTAGCTGCGAGCCACTACCATCCATCAAACCATACGTGGCATTGATGTTTTCTGGATATCCGATCTGAGATACACACTGGTCTTCGGTAGCACGAGGATCCAATCCTGTGGCCCGAAGTACCCAAGCCAATGCACACGCCGAGCACGTCCAGTTGTTGTGCTGCGTCGGCATCGGAGTAAGTGGTTCCCAGATTACCCTTTTGGGAGTGACTCCGCATCTGATTCAGTTAGCGGAGGGTCAGGCGTAATGGTACCCTGTAGGCCAGGGTCGAGAGCGTACAGAAAGGCCTCTACGGAGCCTTCCCCTACCCACTTGCCCTGTACTGCTGCTGCTAGTGCCGCAGTAAACAGAGACTGCTGTTGCTGTAACTGAGTGATCTCTGCGGACTCAGCCATTAGACTGCTCCTTGTACGCCGTTCATTCGCACGGCCTCCGGTAACTCCATGAACGGAGGTGGCTCATGAGTTGTGATTGTGATCTCGGTGGCATCCTCTTCGAACCTGATGCCAAAGTCTGGTGGCAGCTTCACATCCTGCTGGTCTGCCACGAAACTAACCAGATCGCGTACTTCCTTCTCGGCAGCCTTGGCGGCCTGAGTAGCTGCTTGGACGATTGCATTAGCCTCGTCCGACCTGCCTACCGCGTAGGACAGCCTCTTTGCCGTCTTCAGGTTCAGTTTCAAAACGATTGTCATTTTGGCCTCCTAGTGCCATCGACCCGCTGTTGGTACGAAATAGAGACCCACGAAAAACGTCAGGTCCCCAGAGCACCAATACGTGTTCGTTGAACTTACTTGGATATAGTCGCCTGCGTTCAGGTCGCGGTACTGAGCGAAAGCCCAATTTATACCTGTGTTCCGGTAATAGGCGATTGCGAGCGATGTACCACCCTGGTTTATTCCATTCAGGTAGGCACTACAGTACAGGGTCTGGTCGTCCGAGGTAGGTCCAATGTTTCCAGCAACACTCCAGTAGGCTACCCAACGACCTGGTCGGTCCGTATAGATCGCATTGCTTGTGGCCGTCGATCCGGTGAACGACATATGGACACCTTGGCTATATTGAATAGCCACTGGTGGATCCGGGACTTGAACACGATTGTATGCAGCTTCCCAACTTTCACCGTTGGGCCACACACGACTTGGACCCCAGGCGCTATTGGCTCGTGCCTGCCACGTCTGCATCTGCGAGAGCATGTCGTTGTAGTAGCCGACGTAGGCATTGTAGTTCTGCTCCCACGTCGAACCATTGTTCCAGACACGACTTGGTCCCCAGTAGTAGTCTGCCTGTCCACGCCAATACTGAGCACTCTGGCTCCAGTAGACGGCATTGGCACCCTGCCCAGGATAACTGAAGCTGTAGCCCTGTGGGTCATGAGAATTCCGCCACTCGGTACCCCACATGGCGTTCCACTGCTGCGCGGTAGTAGACCAGAACTGTCCTGTGGCATACCCTGTTGGATGCGATGCGCCAAGACCACTGTTCGTCTGTCCAGCAGAGTTGTCCCTGGCGTTGGCAAACTCCGTGTTGTACATTGGCACCCACTGTCCAGCAGTGGTACTCCATAACTGTCCACTTGCCCACCCCGTAGGATGCTGCCCCGTGGAGTTATCTCTGGCATTGGAGTACTCGGTGTTGTACATGGACTGCCATTCGCCAGACGTGGCCGACCATCTTTGCCCAGACGTCCATCCGATTGGATGCGAACCTGTACTGAGGTCGTTGGCTTGCGCGACCCAATAGCCCAGATTCTGGTATGTCATACCACCCTCCACTGGATGCCGTTGCTCTTGAAGGTAAAGGAGTCCGGGGATACCACCACGCCGTTCTGCACAGCACCAGTAGTCAGGTTAGCAGAGCCACCGATAATCGTGGTTCCTCCGGTAGCTGTACAGTTGATGGTACCTGCCTCAGCCGCAACGGTTATGGGGCGCTCAGTTATTGTTGGGTCTGGAAGGATAAGTGCTTGTGGAGATGCCAGATAGCCGAAAAAGAACAGCTTGCCAGCAAGCATCACTGCTGTGATGTTAGGAGCGTTAGAGCGCAACGTGGTGTTGCGGAACATGCTCTCTGGGTCACTACCAGCGCTAGGGTGCAGGTAGGCCAGCGCAGTACCGCCAGATGGGGCCTCCAGAGCCACACCAAACGCTGCGGAGCTACCCAACGTGCTACCTGCTGCTACAACGCTGGCATCCTGTGTGATGAGGTACTGAAGCCTGCTGATACCAGTGACTTTGGTACGCACAAAACCTTCCATCGCCACACGTCCCACTGCTCCAGCGGCAATGTTTGCGACTACCACACCAACAAAGGGACCAGCCGCTCCTACAACTGGCAAGACGAAGCTGCGGTCCGCGTTGGGATCCAACATCACCACATCGCCAGGTACTCTGGCAGCACCAGAGTTATTGACCATGTCCTGGCTCAACCCGCCAGTAAGTGTGATGGTGTTGAAACTCCAGCTTCCTGTGATGACCTCGTTGAAGTCAAAGAAAGTGGAGCGATCACTCAACCCAGAGTTGAATCTGGTGGTATCCCGCACACCAGCATTAGGTGTTGGGTCATCATCAGTGACCTCGGGAAGCAAGAATCCGTGTCGTACTGTTGTCTGCATCTATTGAAACCTCAGATCTGCCCAGGATACGTTACCGATGTCTGCCCAGGTGTTGTTCCACATATTGCTTGCGTCACCGTGCCAGGTCACTTCGCTATAGGTGATGGTGTAACCCAGATGCGATGGCTTGATGCGCTTCACCATCAGATCAATATTCGTCTGTACGTTAGGTGGAAAACCCTTTGGCTTGAGGATACGGATTTCGAAGCTGTAGCGCCTTAGATCAGCAGGTGGCAGATCGAACTTTTCAACGATTACAATCTCATCGGCGTAGTTAGCGATCTGAGAGTGTATGTATGCAGGTGTAGGGGTTGCCGTGGACTGCATCCTAGCCAAGATACCAGCCCTGCGTTCTGGCAATGTCAGTGTGTTATCAGCAGGCGCACTGAACATCTCTTCCCAGAGCGTCATTGCCTGTTCGTTGGCAGTACGCACAAACCATGCCGAATGCATCGGTTCTAAGTTAGCAGTAAGGGTCTGGTTGAGCGCTGCCTGGATTTCACCATCACGCATGAAGCGTGTGAAGCGATCAATGGGGTCAAACTCAAACCCCACTGCCATGAGGAACTGCTGCATGAAGTCGTCTTCTTCCCAGTATGTGGGAAGATTCTCCATGAGGATTTCTCCCCATCCGTAGAACTGGTCTTCTCTCATACAGCCGTTACCGTCCCTGCCACTGGTTTTTCCGTACCTGTTACTGTGACATCCGCAGTGCTAAACGTCGATGCCCCTGCCCTGCGGATACCGTAGCCCGTCGAGTACATGTTGAAAGTATCGATACCCTTGATGCCTTCAAGCGCTGCTTGCTGGACACGATAGAATAGCACAAATCCATCGTCGCCACCAACAGGCATTGCGTTGAGGTAATCGATGATAGCCTGTTTCACATCCTGCTGCACAGCCGCCAGACTGAAGCCATCCTGGACAGTAAGTGTGAATCGCGCCTCTACCAGTACCGCTACAGCAGCCTCTACCGTTACGTGCGCACCAATAGGTCTACGAGTCTCTATATAATCGTACACCTTGCTCACGGTAGCAGCATTCGAGATAGTGTTATCGGAGTTGATGATCACCACTTTGACGGTACCGTAGCCGTTCCACTCTTCGATCACACTAACCGCACCCAGGCTAGTACCAGGAGTCTCACGTGCCCAGATCTGATAGTCTGTGTCGTTACCGCCAGCAGACCTCTGGCGCACAGTAAGTAGGAATCGCGACAAGAACAATCTGTCCGACTCCATATCTACGCCGTTGATTGCCGCTACGGGGTTGACCACGTGACTAACGAAAGCCACAGGTGTTGTCAGTCTGTTGATAGCTCCTGCCAGTACATTGCCCGCTTTTCCAGCTCTAGCTGCCTGTACTGCGACACCAGTGAAGATCCTGTAGGTGGACGTAGCGTCAGGAATACCACCAGTATCCCACTCTGCAACGTTTAGAACCTGAGCAGTGTTATTGATGACCTTCCGCCACTGCCCAATTCCCTTGCCCAGAGTAATCAAGACATAGTAATCTTTCCACTGGTCTACTGTCCACGCCGCAGTATTGTCCGACAAGCTAGTTGTCGTAGCGCCAGATACCAGACCAGGAGAAGCAACTTTGAAGATAATAGGCGCAGTTTCCAAGCTGTTGAATACCAGAGGTCGGTCTCTAGTATTCGGTACAGCCGTAGTGCTGAAACCTATGGTGTTAGGGATCACAGTGTTGTTCGCAGCCGTGATCTCCATCACTGTAGTTGCGAAACTGGCAGTGTTGCGCAGTACACCGTGCTCTTCAGCACGTAGGTCTAGTAGAGCTCCACCCATGAACTGCGCAAAGCCCTGTGGGAACAGATCATCCAGGCGCTTGTAGATCCGCTCAAACTCGGGAGACTGTGCAGCAGTCATATCCCAAGGAACTTGACCCTTACGCTTGTCGTATGGTAGCCCATTGGGTGCTATCCCAACGCGGTCCATAATGCGACTCTGGATGATGTCTGTTGTATTGTTTGTCTGGAACGGCCGTACTGGCAGGTTCACACTGATACGGAACGCACCATCTAGCTGTGCAACATCCTCACCACCATTATCAACCAGGACCGAGTAGAACCCGATCGGGACAGTGTTGGCGGGCACAGTTGCATGCAGCATCTCGCTGGTCATCATTGCGATGTTCGACAGCGAGTATTCGATGGGCGGATCTTCTGGTATGATCAGTCTTGCGGTGGTGGTGGTGAGAAAACCAGACCCAGTAATCTCCAGCGTTGTGTCGGAGCCAACCTGAGTCAACGAAGGGGTT